TAAAATAATATTTTAACGGCGGCTAAAATCTCAATGAAGCAAAGTCGATCAGAAATCTATCTTTGGTCGACTCTCTGCTTACCGCGAGGGGCAGACAGTGCTTCGCTTCATTGGGAAACTGTAGCCAGAGTCGGCCATTCATTATTATGAATAAAACTACAAGTTATATTAAACGGAAATGGAAGTTCTTTTTGATAGTAGCGATACTGGCAGCTGCCAATATTTGGATCTGGGGAGATGTGTTTTTTAATTAGCCGCGATTAAACCCAACGTAAATACCTTTTTCATTATATCCTCTATTTTTTAATTCTGCTTTTGCCATCTCAACTAAATCAATTTTATTTGTGGCTGCTTTAATAAGTATTTCGGTGTGCACCATAGAGAAGGTAAATATTGGATTGAGTTCATCCGGCAAAGCTTTGTGCCCGTAAGTTGCGATCAGCTTTAACATTTTGTCTCTTTCCATGAATTGAATCTGGGTGTAAGAAATCATAAGCTTTTCACGAAGAACAACTTCTCTGGTTAATTTTCTAATCTTATAAATGTCCAAGTCTTGAAATTTCTTTGCCATTGTTCTTATCCTAAAATTGATTTATGTGGAGAAGTGAATTATAACGAATTTTTAGAATGCCGCTTGAGCATGTTTGCAGATAATTAATAAAACTAGAACTGCAATTTAATTTTTGTGCGAGTTCCATTGCTTTCTTTCTCATCGTGTTAACCTTTAGTTATTGTTTATGTCTAAGTACGCACTAAGGTTCCGGGAAGTCAAGTTATCATTTGAAAATTCAAAAGATTTATTACGCGATTATGCGCCAATTTTAGCGATAGTTTGAAGGGTATTTACAAAGCCTTTGAAGCTATCGAAATTTGAAAGGACTTGTTCGATAATTTCAAGATCATCGTTGTGAATTTTATCAATCATCTTTTTGAGTTCTTTGCGCTGCAGTTTTTTCTGTTCTGTATAAACGTTCTTTTCGGCATCATCATAGTGGGACAAGAACACCTCTCTTTGTCCCTCCTCAAGGAGGGAATTATTTTTTAAGTAGTAAACGTGTTAAAACATTATTCATTTCCGTATAATCTTCTTTAGCAAGTAAGAAAGGATTACGGACAGGGAATGAAACAGAATGAGCACCGATTAAAACTTGCTGTGCGAAAGTTGCTTTTTTCTCTTTTGCAAACCGTACTTTGCCTTTGCCAATACCACGAGTTAATCTTCTAAAGTTTAGAACAGAATTTCGTTCCGGGTAATTAATGGTTAAGCCGAGCGCATGAGTTTTAGCATATTTAAGATTTGTTCCCCATGCAGCAAATTCATTAGTAGGATAACCTTGAACAGATTGTGCAAGCTTTCCTCTTGCTTGAAGAATTTTACCAGGCCAAAGATTTTTTTTCTCTCGAGCTTTAATTGTGGATGATTTGAGGTCTTCCCATTTTTTGCCGAGGCGTTCACCTTCAGTATCAAAGTTTTTTTCAACTGCATTTAATGCCACCGAAGTAAGTGCTGCGTAGATTGTCTTTTTATCCTTAACAGAATCCCAGAGCGGCTTAAGAGCCGGATTAATATTAAAACCGAGATTAGCCATTGAGAGCGATCTTATATTGTTTCACTAAATCAGCATCATACTTGGATAAATCAGGCTCGAAAGATTTACCCGGGTTGTGAGCCCATTCATCCGGAATATCTGAAGTATCAAAATCTTTTCCCTTGGAAATATTTAAACCTTCATTCTTGAGATCATCTTTAGATTTAGCTACAACTCTGCATTCACATTCCCAGTCGTTAGGAGGATAGATAACATTCCAGATAGGATCATCTGCGCGAAATACTTTTTTGTGATACGCTGCGTGCTCTTCTCTTTTAGATGGACGCTGCACTTGAATGTATTGTAGGTAGGGATGTGTAGCTGTGTTTTCCATCTGGAATTTATAGCGGTTAGAATTATATGCTACTGAAGAATTAATTCTGTAGATCTTCTCTAATCTATATGGTGAACCAAGCTGCACAACTTTCTCCGGGTCAACTCCACTTTTAGGATCGTAACCGGGAACATCTTTTGCTTTTTGTTTACCCCACCAGCCAAGTTTTTTAAGAGTAGGTTCTTGATTCCTCCGGAACTCTTGCGGTGTAATTCCTTCAGCATAAATTTTCTTTACTTCATTCCTAATCGTCTGCAAAACATCAAGGTTCATTGCTTTAGTAACAGTAAAAGCCTTAGCATGTGCTTCTCGGTAAACTTCTTGCCAGTCCCAGGATATTACATTGCCTTTACTTTCGAACCAAGCGATGATTTCTTCCGGTTTAAGATTGAGCAGATATAATAAATTAACATCTGTCATAATGCTGCTTCTTTTTGTGCATCAAGCTGAGCTTGAATAGAATAAATAAAAATTAAGTTTGTTAAGAAAGTCTCCAGCTCAGTTGTATTCATTTGCGGATAGATCTTCGCAAGTTCATCCAGCATAGTTATGCGATCGGCATTCTCATCGATGTATTTTATTACCGGGGCTAAAACTTTTTCCATTAACAACTGTGAAAGTTTATCCGGAATGTTCACTGCCGGAACTGTTTTTTCAGCTTCGGAAAATTGAGGTGGTTCGGCTGCGCTCACCACAGGCGGCGTTGGTGAAGTAGATACGTCAACGATTTCAAATTCATCTTCTTTGTAGTTGAAACGATTAGTATAAAACTTTTTAGTACGTTTAATTTGCTGGCCGGAGGCTTGTGCACCTTCGCTTAATGTTTTATCAACTTCAGCAAATTCTTTGTTTGCTTCTTCTTCCTCGTATGTGGAAAAGATAGGGTAACGACCGGAACCAATATTTAAATCAATAACAGCACGGAATAACTTATTAAATAACAGCTGCGGATACTTTTTCAATTGTTTACCAAGAGCTTTTACTACTTCATCACCGGCTGAGGCTGAAGAATAACCTCCCTTACTTTGCTGCGATGTTGCGAGTGTTGTAAGCAAGATTGATTTATCAATCATTGCATCGCACATATCAATGTACATTTTGTACAACTCTCCGGATTGTTTTTCGCCACCACGATGCACTGTTATTGAGTTACCGTCCGGAATAGCAATAACAGAATCTTGAATCATAAGTGCAGCAGCACGAACTAAATTGTCTAGCTGTTCTCCAGCTATTCCCGGCGGATGTTTAATTTCAACAGTGGGCATGCCATATTTTTCAATGAACAAGCTTAGGAATTTTAATCCACCTCGCTTAAATGCGACCGGCCAGAAACATCTTGAAAGAGCTTTATCGCCATAAGGATTTTCAAAAGTTGGTTCATTACGCAAAGTAAAGAACATATAACGAAATCTTTTTTCAGCAAATGGACCGGTAAGAGGTATACCCAAAGGATTAATATTTGATCTGAAGTTCAAATTATTTTCGGTATCGTAATTAAACCACTCAAGCGGTTTCATTTGAAACTTTACCGGCAGCCAAGGCTTTTTACTTTGATCATAATTTGCTTCAAAAACAGAGAGACCCCAGAAATGGGGATTTAAAGATTGACTGATGACGTCTTCAATCTCAAAACCATTATCCTTAAGAGATTCCAAAACATCTTTACAAAGATTCATTTCCGGAGAGTTATCTTCTAATCCTTCCGGTGGTTTTATTCTCCACTCCATTGATTTAACTTCATTTCTCAATCGAATAGAAGTACTACCAACTTGATCATCAGCAATTAAGTCTTTATAGACTTTATGAGATTCACCCAGCTTTTGCAAAATTGGGTCAGGATCTGGAATGATATTAAACCAACCGGCAAAGCTTCCGGAAGTTACCGAGCGAGTTGCAATCTCATTCTCTAAAGAGATCTCGTCGAGTGTTTTGAATTCATGTTCGTTAACGTATAAGCCTTTAGCCATGTGCGCACCAAATTTTTATAAATATTTTTTAATATCGAAAAACTGTTTATCCAAAAACTTTTGACTTGCTGCTCTTCCGGAAGAACGCATAGACGGAGTACCGGAATAATTTTTAGCAGCGTAATCTGCAAGAGCTATCATCCAGAAGCGATCTGCGTGGCCGGCTGCTTCTTTGTTTTCTTCCAGCTCAGCTTTTAATCTTATGTTGCCGGTAGATGTAACAACGCGTTTCATCATGTGAAGATCATCGCGCAGTTCAATCAATGAAGGAATTAAAATTTTTCTGTTTTCAAAATCCTTCAATAAATCGTATGCCATTTCACCACGAACGCCGCCGGCAGAAAAATTTATCGGTTCAACTTTATAGACTCCAAATTTTTCTTGAAGCTCTTCGCCCATCTGCATACCTAAACCGCTTGAGTCAACACAACCGCGAATTAATTTTGGATGCCCCATGCAAACGCTTGCAAATTCTTTTTGTACCCAGAAGCGCATTTTTTCAAACACTAAAAAAGCGCGTAATATTTTTATATTGTAAACGTGTTCAAGTAATCCCATACAAATTAAATCATGGGTTCTAGCTACGTCATAACCAAATGTTAAGTTGCCTTTAATATCTTGTGAATAGAGCCACTGCCGGAATTTTTCAACTTCATCATAAACCCACTTTGATTTTGGATTTTGCGGTTCTTCAATTTCAACACCTATGAACGGACGGGGAATAGGATTTCCTTCCCATTCAATTCCAGTATCTTCGCAGCTTGCAATTAGTTCATAAGAAAGCAAAGCATCTTTACTATCTTGCGCGTTAACCTCATATTCTTCCATCCATGTAATCGGATCGAAAGCATCTTTCTTTTCTTGCGCCAGCCATGCTTCTTTTTCTTCTTCAGTAACAACTTCTTTTTTAAGAATGCGATTTAGTAAACCTTCTTTAACGGCAGTATAAATGCTTGTAGTATGTACACTCCAATTCAGTTCACCGCGTTTAGCTGATTCAATAAACTTGAAAAATAAACCCTTGCCGTTGTGAGTAGACAAGATTCTAATTGGATAGCCCCACATTGCCGAAGGCTTTGCAGCTTTCCACATTGCAATCTGATTATCGTGGTGAGCGTATTCATCTATTACAACTTTACCGCCTTTGGATCGAAAAGCTTTTGGAGATGAAGCAAGCGCGTGAATTCTTCTACCGTTAGCAAATTCAATTACAAGCGCTTTAATATCTTTGTCTTTATCAATTACTACTTCGCCAAGATTTTTAGCGGCTGCATCAAACATGCGCGCCCATTGTTCGCAGTAGATAATATATTCTTTAGCGGCGGATTCATCAGCTGAGGTAAACCAAACTGCCGGTATACCGGAATCCGGATCAACCATATCGCGCACATCTTCATAGCTCTGGACGTAAGTCGCACCAATACGGCGCGACTTTTCCCAGATTTTAATTTTGCTCTTATCATTTAACCAGCGGTCTTGATAAGGAAGAAAATATGCACTCTTAAAATCATTCATAATTTGTAATTATTAATTCCTTGTAGCGGTTGTTAACAATTTGTTTTCTGTTAATGCCGTTACAACGATCAATTTTTTTAATGTTATAATCTTTGAAGAGCTTTTCATTCTCCGGACAATCGTCAATTGTAAGAAGAAATCTTCCCTTCAACTTTTTTAACTCTTTCAAAAAGATTTCATAATTCATTCTACCGGCTTTATACTGAGCACCATGCCGGTATGGTGGATCGAGGAAAAAGAAATTCTCTTTTAAATCGTACAGCTCAAATATTTCTTTATAATCTTTAGTTTCTATGTTAACACGATCGAGCCTAGCGGCAACATTCATAATATGCTCAGTCATGTTAATTAAAGATTTGGCAGCGTTGCATTTTTTTGAAGTGCCGAAGTGATCACCTTTTGCACCGAAGCTTCTTTTTATAACGTAAAAGAAACGCGCTGCGCGTTGAATATCTGTTAACCCGGGCTGCTGCAGAATTTTATCAAACAACATTCTTGAACTAATCATTAACTCTAATTCTTTGTGCAATTCTTCTTTATGAAACTTTGCAATAAGAAAAAGATTTGTTAATCGATCATCTATATCGTTATAGACCTCAACATCGGCCCACTTATCTTTATAGAATAAAACCCAACCGGCTCCGCCGAATGGTTCTATGTAGCCGTTAATATTTTTAGGAATCATTTCTGCAATTGCAGCACGTAATTGTTTTTTACCCCCAACCCAACTAATTAGACTGTCCATCAAGAACTCCAGATTATTATGTGATTTGTTTTGTTCCATCGGGATTTTTAGCCTATTTATTTGAATTATGGAAAAAAATATCTATTTGAACGACCAGAGTGCCTTTAATTATTTATAAATGGCCTTTAATAGCCTTGAATAAATTTTTGCCGTAGGATTTTACGCCGAAATCGTCCTAGGGCGGTTTCCGTGCGAAATTCGGCCAGTTTAGAGAGGCTGCTTTTTATCAAGTTTTTCCTCTCAGGTAAGAATCGACACCTTCAACTATCTTTCTCATCATTTCGTTTGTGTCTGCCGGTGTAGCGGATTTATCTTTTTCATCGCCTTCAATTTCTTTGAAGAGGTTTTCAAAATCACCATAGTAGCGGAAGCTTGTTAAATATTTTGACAGCGCGAAATGAAGCATTGCATTTGCAGGATCACTTTTAAGCTGATTGATTGTTGCTTTGATAACTTCTTTCAATCCATCTTTAATGTCTTTATGCTCGGAAAATTTTTTAGCACGAAGAGAATCCCAGGTTGCATCATCTTTTCCATCAGCATTATTCTTCCAGTTGTGCAAAGTTTTCTTACTGACTTTTACAGACAGAACTTTTAGAATCGACTCTACGGAGAGAAGATTTTCAACAAATAATTTTTTAGCCTCGAGGCGTTCGGGTTTAAGTGACATATTAATCAAATCTATATGTTCGTTTTAACTCGTCCATTTTTGTAAGCATTTCTTTTGCCGAAGATTGAATTTCTTTCAGCTCATCTATTAAAACTGAAGCGTTATCAAAATTGATCGACATAAAATCTTTATCAGTTAAAAGAGTATCGGTTTGTTCGCGCAAAGTTTGAAGATGGCTACCGGCACGAACTGCCAACTCTCTAAAATCTTTTTTTAGTGATTCGTATTTACCAAGTGCGATTGTTCTTTCTTGACTTATCATGAGTTCCCCTACGAGTTAATATGATTGGAAAGTTTAGTATCAAAGCGTGCAATTGATTCAGCGATCAATGCCTTGTACTTAATATCTTCTTGCATTACCGAAAACATTCGATCCAGAGTTTTATTGTTTTGTTCCAGATAACCTTGCTGCATATCCTTCATCGATTTGAATATCTCTGCGAATTGTTTAGCGGTGTTTTCGGTTTGTTCCTTTTGAAGCTTAGCAGAATTTTTTTGAGTAATAAACCAGACAAAAAATAGAACGCCGGCGATTCCAGTTTGAAATAAATAGTAAGAGTAATCCGGCTTGAAGACTTCGGGTATCATCTGCTCAATGAGAGAAAGAGTAATATACCCGGCGATTGGGAATATTTTAGCCATTGTGAACCTTCTGTAATGTGTAAAAAATACGACGCAAGTTAAGAGAAGGCTCTGGCGATGTCTTATAACGTTGTTAGTAACAGTGTTAATTTATTTACGCGGGGTGTGCTTTTAGATTTGCACTCAAAGATAATCAAAGAGTGGACTGAGCGCAAATGGCAAAGAAAATCATACTCGATTTAATGAGACCGGGCAAATGGAATGGTATTGACGTAACGCCCAATTTCATTAACCAAATTCAAACCGCAACAAAAAAACGCGAATATCAAAACAACAAATTTCCTTTTGTAAAAGGACATCCAAAAGATGACGATCCGGCTTACGGCTGGGGAGAAAAGAATAATGTTTTTGTTGATGATGATAATCATTTAAAACTTTCTACTTCAGAAGAAAGCTTTCAACCGGAATTTTTAGAAGATCTGAAAAAGAAAAAGTTTGGACCAATCTCTATAAAGCTTCGTCCTTCCGACTTATCAATTAAACACATCGGATTTTTTGGTGCTGTACCAACTGCTGTTTCCGGATTAGAACCGGCGTTCAGCGAAGAAGATAAAAATGAGAGCAAAGAAAGAACAGTTGAATTGCAATTCAAGAGTTGCACAATAACCGAAAATGAAAATGAATGTGTAATAGAGTTTGCAGAATTAGAAGTCTCACGTTATCAATTAAACTCTGTCAGTGAATTATTCCGAAACATTAAAAATAATTTTATTGAAGTACTTGGCTTAGAAAAAGCTAACCAGCTGATGCCGGAATATCTTCTAGCAAACGTAAGTGAGCCGCTTAGAGTTTATGATAATGAAAAAAATTCATTCAAAGAAAATCATACAACAAAAATAGTAGGAGATGTTATGGCGTTAACAGAACAAGAAATTGCGGATCTGCAAGCGAAAGCAAAAAAAGCCGACGACCTTGAAAAAGAAAACAAAGGCTTGAAGTCGAAAGTCACAGAGTTCGAAGAACAAATTCAATTCAGCGAACAAGAAAAAAAGTTTAATACAGCTTTGCAATTCTGCGAAAGTGATGAAGCTAAAAAAAGATTGACACCGGTTCTTCAAACAAGAGTTGCGCATTTGCTTTCATGGCTTGATAACGAAGAAAGCGTTCTTCAGTTCAAGGAAGATAAAAAGGATGTAAAAGTTAAAGCAGCTGACTTAATTAAAGAATTGGTTGGCATGCTTCCGGAATTAGAGTTTTCGGAATTCGCAAAAGATGGTAAAGGTGAAGCAGCAAAAACAGAAACAGAATTCAAAGCCGGCGAAGAAGCAGCAAAAAGAATTAACGGCGATTTATAATACAAGCTTTTGAAGTTGCTAATTAAAGTTGTAAAAATTCTTAAAACAAAAATGATGGAGAAGTTATGAACTTCGGAGTAAGCACAGATAGTACCACGCCGGTTGAATTAATTATTCCAACTCTGCCGGTTGTTCAAAAGCCAGTTACCATTAAAAATGGTGTTGGTGTAGTTGCAAAGCGTACAGTTCTTGGAATTGAAACACTAGGCGCAGTTACTTCAGCTGCTAAAAGCGGAGGCAACACCGGTAACGGCGCATTAACTATTGATGCATCTACACCAAAAATTGCGAAAGCAAAAGTTGGTGTGTATACAGTAAGATGCATTGCAGCTGCTACTAATGGCGGAACGTTCCGTGTCAGTGATCCGGAAGGATACGTTATTGGTGAAGTTGCAGTCGGTGCAACATTCGCAAACCAAATAAAGTTTGCAATTGCAGACGGTTCCACTGACTTTATAGTTGGTGACGGTTTTGATATTACAATAGCAGCTGGTTCCGGACATTACAAAGCATACGATGCAGACAATCTCGATGGAACACAAAATCCGGAAGTAATTCTAGCTGAAGAAGTTGATGCTACAAGTGCAGCAGCTGTAGGTTCAGCTTATGCGTTTGGATGTTTCAACAGATCAGCTCTTGTTGGAATTGATGATGCAGCAGTAACGGCATTAGAAAAGAAGTGCATATTTATTTCTACGTTGATGTAAAAGTTTAGCAGTCGAATTTTCAGATGTAAACGCTTTATAAAAATTATTATTAAACATGGAGTTACAAAATGGCAATAACAATTAGTGTTTTCAGTCAAGCTTTTATCGACGGCGTTTTGACTGTATTAAAGCCGCCAACAACATTTTTACGTGATACGTTTGTTATCTCCGCTCCGGAGTATCACGAAATAGATGCAATTCTTGTTGATGTTGTAGTTGAAGGACAAAAGATCGCAGCTTTAGTCAGCAGCGAAGATGGTCCGGTAAAAGTTTCAAGATCGGGTTTTGGAACCAACATGGTAAAGACACCAAAGATTCTTGTTATTACAGATCTCTCTCCAAGAGATTTTATGGATGCAAGACAGCCGGGTCAAGTTGGTGTTACAAACACAAGCGATCCAAAATTTAAAGCACGCGTTGAAGCTGAATTAGCAAAGATGCTAAAGCAGTTCAAAGATATGCGTACACGTTTGGAAGAATGGATGATTGCGCAAGCAGCTCTGTACGGCACTTGGACAATTACTTTGCCTAACGGTAAAAAATATTCCATCAATTTTAACAGGCCGAATACTCATACCGTTACATTAACCGGCGATGACTTATGGAGTGCAACTTCAACTGCAAATCCTCTTTCTGTAATTGATACAAAATCTCAGTTGATAACACGCGGTTGCGGAGTTCAACCAACTCATGTTGTGATGAACAAAACAACAAAACAAGCATTGATGGGTTGTGATAAGTTCAAAGCTGATTTGAATAACAAAAACATTATGCGCGGTACTGTTGATACAACTAAGACGCAGCTTGATAGCGGTGCAAAGAAATTTGCAGAAGTAGACGGCTACGAATTCTATGAGTATGATTCGACTTATGAAGATTACGATGGATCAACAAAGCTGTACATACCGGACGGAAAGGTAATCATTGGTGCAAAACATGTTGGCACAAAACGCCATTATGGTCCAGTAGAAGACTTTGATGCAATGCCGGACATCCGTCGTGAAGAGTTTAGCAAGAACTGGACGGAAAAAATGCCGAGCAAATGGTTACTCTCTTATGAATCGCATCCATTGCTTGCAACACATAAGCCGGAATGTTTTGTTGCCTTAACAGTATTATAAAAACATCCGTGATGTGATGTTCTAACAGCGGCGAGTACTGGCACAGGAAAGCCGCTATTCTAAAACATAAAAAGAGAGATAGATATGGCAGGAAAAATTTTTGTTGAAATAAATGCAGATGCTTATGTAGAAGAACGCGGTAAACAGATTACGGGCATTTATGAATGTACAATAACAGAAGGGAAAAGATTAGTTGAAAGACTAAAGGTTGCAACTTATTCAAAACAAAAACCAGTAAGTGAAATACCTACTAAGGAAAGCAAAGTAGATATTATCAAAGCTTGGTTGGATGCAAGAGGTGTTAAGTATAATACTTCTGCAACTAAAGAAGAGTTGCTCGTATTAGTTAGCGAGAATTTGAATACGGAAAAAGTTTAAGCGCACCGAACAGCGCTCGGAAGCCATTCGATTGCGGAGTCCTCAGCAGCTCCGCAGTTGAATTAATTAAAGAGGAAATATGTACACAGATATTAACGGCATACTAGAAAATATTGATAAGAATACTCTTATTAATCTCTGTAATGATGAAAATGCTGATGCCGGCATGATCGATTTTGAAAAAGAAAGTGACCCGGTTGTAATTATAGTTAATAAGCAAATAAAGAAAGCAGAAGATGAAGTTAATCCGTTTTTAATACCGCTAGGTGTACTTCCGTTTGCAATTGTTCCGGAGAGAATAAAGGCGATTACCGATACGATCGCAATCAAAAATTTATATCAGCGTAACCCATCTTTCAAAGTTAACATGCCGGAATCAATAATTAATGACTACAACAACGTGTTGAAAGAGCTGGACGCGTATAGAAGAAAAGCAAGAGTTATCCCGGGATTAGAGTCGATTGAATCAGCAAAGCCAAGCAGTGAAATAAAAGTAAATAAAACAGAAGCAGACAGATATTTCTCTAAAGATATACTAAACAAATTTTAAGGTGAGTTATGAAAAAATATTTTAATGATTTGTTGTTAAGCATTAAGAAGTACTTCAAGACATTTGAAGACAACACAATTCAATATCTGAAAATAAATGTAGTTGCACTGTTAATAATTATCGTAGCAATTACATGTTTAACAGTTTGGCTGTGGCCAAGCGAAAAACAGCTTGATCAAGAAGTATATACTAAGAATACAGAGATTGCAAAAAATATAGATGAAAACACTTTAGAGTACAAAGATGTAAAGCTTGGAATTAAACAAGAGCTTCAGCTAAAGAAAATACAAGCATCAAAGAAAAGTTATAAAATAATCAGCCTCGCGATTTATTCTATAATCTTAACTATTCTAACAGGTTTTCTAGCATCGCTTCTTCAGGCAATTTACACGAAACTAAAGTTTACGGATAATCCGGAATCAGCGCAGCGAGTTTTAAGCGCGGCATTATTTTCATCTGCACTAATAGTCTGCGTAGTCTTTATTGTATTCTACTTGCAACTCTATCCGACTTTATAGTATGCGAAGCTTAATAATAAAAATATTGTTACTGCTTTTAATTAGTGCTACGTGTGCAGCACAAATAAAAACATCATCTACTTCAGTACAATTAAAAACTACTTCTACCGGCATTGCATTAATTAAACACTTTGAAGGTTTCAAAGCACGTTCTTACAAGTGCCCGGCTAATGTTTGGACTGTTGGTTATGGAACGACTCAAAATGTTACGCCGGGCATGGTGCTAACAAGATCTGAAGCGGAAGTACTTCTTAAAAGGGATTTAGTACGCTTTGAAGCTTATGTTAATAAAGTTGCAGAGCGTTTAATAAAATGGCATGAGTTTGATGCTCTTGTAAGTTTCACCTACAACCTCGGTTATAGAATTGATGATGTAATGAAAGAAGCGATTGACAGAGGGAACACAAGGTTAGTTGTTATAAAAATACTCCGTTACAATAAAGCGAGAGTAAACGGCAATTTAATTGTTCTTCAAGGTCTATTAAAAAGAAGAAAAGCGGAGGCTGCGCTGTACCAGAATAAGGTTTCCAGTTCATTAGCAAAAGCATTCATGTGAGTAAATAATGAAAAACGATAAAAGAATTTTAGAATTTCTTAAACAGAATAACGCTCCGGAAGATTTGGTTTCCACTTTAGAATCAGAAATACAAGAAGCAAAAAGAAATAAATATGAGTGGAAGTGGATTGGGATTTTATCTGTAGTCGTATTCATCATAGGACTTTTAGCACGTTTATGAAAAATATTTTTAATCAAATGGAGTATAAAAATGGAAAGTCGAGTACAAGCAAAATTTAGATGTTCGTGTATTGTCCCAGGTTTTAGTGAAGGGCAAAAAAAAGTAACGCTGCATGCTATATATAACGGTGAAGGTGAAAATGCTGATTTCGCGAAGGCAACTCCTTGCGGAAACATTGATATGCTAATTGATGGTTCTACAAAAGCAGTTGATTTCTTCGAACAAGGCAAAGATTACTATCTCGATTTCACTGAAGCAAAATAATGAAATTGTTGTTTTTAAATATTGCTATATGCGTTTTACTCTTCCAAGCATGTACTGCTCCGGAAACAGTTATTAAGCAGCGCACGATAGAAATAACAATTCCGGCAATAAAAGATTCGCTGCCGGCAACGTATAAAAATATAACAGCTACTGAAGCTGCAGTATTAGACAGCATCTTTTTAACTCTTCCGGATTCCGCTGCGTTTGTTGGTGAAAAAGAAATCCCTATTAGAAATAATAAGGGAAAAATTAAAGGAAGCTTAAAAGTTGGTGTTAAGTACTTCCCAAAAGAAAAAGAGTTTAAGCTAGATCTACCGGAACAGAAAGTTGATACAAGCGTAACCGATACAACTAAAAATTCAATTAAAGAAAAAGTAAAGTTATCCGAAAAGCTTGGATATGTTTTCATCGGTTTGGTAATAGCAGCAGCAATTTATCTGTATATCAAAAATAAACGGCAATAACGCCGATTAATTAATCTAAGGAGGTAACATGTTAAAGAGAGCGTTCTTCTTCCTACTAGCATTTGCATCGTTAATAATCTTTGTACAGGTTGTTAATGCTGCGCCGGTAGGTGTAAAACAGCTTGCTTGTGCAGTTGAACAAACGAGTGCGCCCCCAGGTGCAGAGCTACAGCAGCTTGAGACCATCAGGCTGAATTTAAACTTTGAAAACGCAATTGAAGTCGAGCAATTAACCCTTACAAAAGAATCTGGCA